CGGTACAAAACTTGGACTGTTTAATGAATACCATCTTACGTTTGCTAAACATTGACCATTACTATCATACATAACACTAGCAGTAATGGTTACTTTGTTATCAGTTAATGTATAGTCTTGACCTTTAACAAGAGAACGCCAAACAGTACCAGTATATCCATCGCCTTCACGTATAAACACTTGTATATGATTATCAGTATCATCGTATGTATTAATAGTTTGAGGCAGTGCAAATACAGGAGAATCTGAAGCAGTCCAAGAATGTGTATTCTCTTCGTAATCTTTATACTTTAACATATTACTATTAGCAAATAAATCTGATTTATTTTTACCAACATTCATATTTTCCAGTGCTTTGTCAACTAGTTGATATACTGGAATAGATATTTCCATTGTGTTATGCAATTGCTTACATTTTTGCAAGAATTGTCTTTTAAAGTTACCATAGCTGTTAGCAGCAAATTTTAAACTACTGTACAGATTGGTGTCAGTATGCATAATACTTTGTGCTAGTAGTTCAGTTGAATACGGCTGTTGTCTAATTGTACCACCAAATTGGTGTACTTGTGGTAAGTGTCTATAGTTGTTAACTCCAAAAAAGTCTCCATACAATCCTGGAATTCCATTAATTTGAGATTTCATATGAGATAAAATATCACCAAAGCTAACTGTAGTTAGTAGTTCATTTTGCGAGTTTAGAATATGTGTATCACTTGGTAAGTTTGTACCTTGTGTAACATTGTCAAATGTTGACCATACTATATCAAAAATATCATCTACGGCAAACCCACTTGCAATATTAACACTATTGTTAGATATTGTAAAGTTAGTAAATGCAGATCCATTCTTGGTAACAGTAATATTATCAGGTATACTGTTACTGTTTACGTAAATGAAACCATGTGTATTATCAGGTAATGTATACTTAATAGTTTCTGTTAAAAACATACCACCAACTAATAAAGATATTTCGTTATTGCCTAGTTGTGTTACAGTTACATTAGTAAGTGCTGAATCATCAGGGTAAGTAAAAGTAAGTTCAGTTGAATCAAAGTGTGTTTTGAATGTGTAAGTTTTTTCTCTATCAACAAACAATGCTGGATTAAGGCCACTAATACGTGTTAGTTTACTTTTACTAGCAGTGTTATTATACTGATAAATTTCCATATCAATAACATTTGGCGTTGAGTCATTAAGTCCACGTCTAGTAACTATAAATGCATTATCTGCTAATACATCGTTTGTACCAATTGGAATATTAATAGGTGTTAATGATTTAGCAGTATGCGTAATATGCTTACTAACAGGCTGGCTGTTTCTTATTTCACTCCACCCATTATAATATTGTTGGGTGCTAAGTTTCTTATAGTAATAATAACCTGGTATTGTTGTTGCGCCACTTGCACTTTTATTTTCAGGAGTATCTTGTGTACTAATAACATTATAAGAATAACGTACACTTCCAAGACCCATATCAAAACTTAATCCTGGCTCATTACCATAATCTTCATAACGTGGACTAAATCCTAGTGCTAGATCTATAGCTGTTGATGTACTTGTTCCATAGTTAAAAATTGTGTCTCCAGCAAAGTCATTGTTTGGATATACTGTAGTATTGTTTAAAGGAATGCTATTACTGTCATATAAGTTAAACTTAATACCTTGACTGCGACCTGTTTTTTGTTGTGAGTAAATCCAAGCACTTCCATTCCAATGCCATTCACTGCCGCTATAATTTTTAGTTACACTAATACGAATGTTTACGCCATTGTCAGCAACTATTGGCGTTGAGCTAGGTCCATAAATTTGAGTAAGAGCAGTAACAACACCACTTCCATTTACAGATGCTCTATAGATATTATTGTTATATGGTGCTGTGGCATTTAAGAATAAAACAGTATCATTGTCTTGTAAGTTAAAGTTATTGGATTGTCCAATTATCCCACTAGAAGGATCAGTAACATTATCAATTAATTGTGTTACACTGCCTAAACTACTTTTAGCAAAGTTGTATTTCTCAATACCAGCTCTAAACGTAATAATTGGTCGTACACCACGAAACTTATCTAATGTGTAATCACTTGCTGTTACGCCGTTAAATGTACAAATAGCAGTTACAGTTTCTTCGTGTATCCATAAGTTACGTCTACTCCAAACACTTTGGTCTGGAGATTGGCGTTCTTCAACTACGTAATCTCTACTCAATACTTCGTATTCAGTGAGGTCATAATTTGGATAAACAAAATTAGTTTCACTGCCATCCCATTGACTTGGTTCTTGTACACCATATATAGTATTGTTAAACCATACTCTTTTTCCATAACCAGTGCCGGTGTTTTCAAACTGTCGAGTAAGTTGAATACTAGTACCAACACCATCTACAATGTAGATATCATCAACAGTGTAATCACTATTTCCTGTTGCATTAGCACCAGTAAACTTAACTCTCATACCATTTAATAAAGGTAGTTCTTTATTATTTGTTAATATTGATGTCTTATAATATGGCTGTCCAACAATACTAGTAATATCAATTGGATCGCTAGCTGTTGGTTCAACTACACAAACTGGAAGGAAATCTACTAACCAAAAGTAATGATGATAGTTAATAAACATATCATAGTCAATTGGTAAATCTAATGTATAACCAGGCTCGTTAAAAATACGGTTGTTGTTAATAACATCTACTTCATTATATTTTAACGTATCTAACATATCATCATATGACATTGCTTGTGTAATATTATTATCATTATCACGCACTACTGATCCAGGAACGAATTGATAGTTGTCTGCATTTCGACTATCATTTAAGAAGTTTTCAGTTGATTGTTTTCCAATCGTATTACCGACATAATAGTTTATAGCTTGCATACTACCACTTGACATTAATTGATCAAATGTGCTATCTAAAAACTTTTTGTTTATACTAGTTTGAAATATAGCTGGCAAAAGCTCAGTTGTATTGCGTGTTCCAACATACTCTAAACTCTCTCCGGGTCTAGTAGAATGTGCCGCTGTAACTGGATTGGCGTGAAATTTTTGGCTCATGTAATGCTAACTCCGCTATTTGTTGCAATGGTTGTTGGGTTGTAAACAATCGTTTTATTTACGTTGATATCACTAGTAGTGATAACTGGCAAAAATAGTTCATCACTATCACTGAATATTTCAAATAGTGCATTTGGACTTGCTTGATTATCTACTGATTCAATTGTAATTTGTGCTACTTGGCCTACCATTTGATTATGTATGAATGCAGCTAATTCAGTAAAGTAAAAAGTTTCACCAAAGTCCCAGTTTTCAATACCAAAGTACTGTTGTATTAATGTAATCACTTGCTGTTTTATTTCAACATCACTTAGTGAACTGTTGGTTGTTTTGGTTACATTAAACTTAGCTTGTAATTCACTACTTGCTAGATTGCCAAATAGTATTTTATATTTGACTGGTCTATATATAATTTGATCACTGATTGACTTTTTATTTTCTAAACTACTGAACAAGTCATTGAGTTGACTAATTGTTGGAGCAGCAGGTCTTGTGTAACCTCTGCCATCATATAGCGCCCATGTTCTAAATTGTTTCTCATAACTTGTTAGTAATACATAGGTGTCAATAATATTTGTTTTAGCTGGATCAATAATTTGATTAAGATCAGCTACACGAGTAAATTTACTTGATAGGCTACTTCGTCCCACAACAGTAGTACTACCATTTGCATCATGTACTGTATATGTAAATCCGTTATCACTTACTGTTCCAAGATTAATTGTGTCAGATCCTACAATATCATGGAACGCACTTGGGTTAGTTGGATATCCATTATTGTCTGGACTTGCTAGTGTAACTCTAATTTTATTTGGATCAGTGTAACCATCTGAGTAAGTAAAATATCCAAATGCGTTTAGTTTATAATTACTTCCTAGCGGAACACTATTAGTTGAGCTAACAGCATTTATGCCTAATACTTCTACATTATCCAAACTTGGTTTTAAGGTTTCACTACTAAAAGTTTCAGTAAAGTTTAAGTTGTTAAACTTGATTTGCGCATCACTACCAAATACATAGCGAGTTTTACGAGTAATAATTTCCCACTCAGTTGAGTTATAGTTAAATCTTATAATCCAACTATTGTCTAGTCCTGTGCCGTTTGTGTCGCCTTCATATGTTCTATTCCAACTAGTTGGATTGTTATTAACTAAGCTACTTGTTACCATATCACTACTGTTAACAATTTTCCATTCTTGATTAGTAGCATCATAACGTAAACCAAAACTAGTATTATTAGCTAAAAGTCCAAGTACGGCTGTTTTAGTTGTACTTGGTAACTCATTTGCCCAACTACTAACAATTCGTTTAATACGAGCACCACTTGGTATAACACTGCTTAATGTAATACTACCACGTCCAATCTGATCAATACCAGTTGGTGTGCCAGTACTATTGTCAACACCTAATCCATCATTATAAATGCCGGTTATCCGTGTCCACTGACTGTCTGAACTTGCAACAGTTATTTTTGCACTTGCTCCAGCACCGCCGCCACCACTGAATGATATATTTGTAGCACTGTCATAATTTAAGCCAGTGTTTGTAATTGTAACACTAATCACTTGCCCACTGCCATCAATATTTGCTATACCAACAGCTCCTGATCCAGCTCCAGTGATTGTAACTGTAGGTACACTTGTATATCCGCTACCACCAGCTGTTATTTTAATTGATTTAATGTAACCTTCTTTAAATGGCGCAGTTACATATTCAACTAATGAATTAACTTTAACTTTGTTCAATGGAGTGACACCATTATCACCCACTCTTTGTACAATACCAGTATCATCTGTGATATATCCACTACTAGTATTTGCACCTTTAGTTGATTGGTTCCAACGTAGTGTGTTTAAAGCACTGCCATTGGCATTGTAATAAACAATATTTGCAGTAGTATCAGTATACTGAGTAGCTGGTGCATATGAACCAGATGGTCCATAAAATTGTCTATCATAAAAGAAGTTCTTGACTTCTGGATTATCTAATATAGGTGTAATGTATCTACTATATGTTTGCTCACTGTTTAAGTTTGATGGTAAACTAATAATATTACGTGATGCTATATCATCACGATATAGATACCCATCATCTAAAAAGTTTATTGCATCACTATATGTTCCAGTTGGATCATTGAACTCTCTAAAGCGACTGTGTCCACTGTGTACACGGTTAATACTTTTAATCTTTTTAATGTTTTCACTAACTGTTAGTGGGAAGATACTATAATCTTCTGCTGTTACTAATCTGTCTTGTGTGCTAAAGAAACGCCCAGCATTATCTTTTATACTTTTTATACTTTCACGTTGGCTACTATTATTAACAACTGATTTCAAACTTGCTGTAAATGTTGCAGTGTATGTGTTTCCATCACTGCCTAGATAGTCAAAAGAATACTTTGTTGATCCGAAACTTTCAGGATTTAACGCATAACTACGATTTAATCCTGTACGATACCAAACACGTATAGTACCACGTGGAATGTTTCCAAATAATCCATCTCCAAATACAATACTCACACTATCGTTCTCTCTACTTGAAACTGTAAAGATATTACGGTTGTTGTTCTCAATATTATTGTAGATTGCATTTAGCCCATACAATCTGTCGACTGACATCCATTCAACCAATGGTGTACCTATTTCATCAATAGTTTGTACCCAAATATTTCCGTTTGCAATATTTGTATCATTGATGTCAAGTACTAAGTTAGGGAGGCTGTCAGTTATATTAAAATCTGTAAAGTTTAACGCACCCTGTTTAAACCCTAGGAAAAATCCTGTATTTGGCGAACTAAATCCGCCGTTGTCATTTCTGTAAAGTAAATCCAATGATTTATATGGATCAGGTGCTCTCTCTAGTAGTACATTTAGTGAACTATTATAGTATACACTGTGTGCACCAAATGTTGCTCGGCTTCCACTAATTTTGCCGTTAAATTCTCTTGATGGTTCAGCGTTTTTACTTTTTGTTCTGTAAACTTCATTAGTAATACCATCACGAGTAAATTTACTGTAAGGTGTACCAAATTGGTTACTGCTAATAAAGATACTATTCATGACAGTAACAAAGTTTTGATATGTAGATGGATCACTAACATCTTCAAACTGCAAGTCAACATTTGCAAGAGTATTACCATCTACATCGTATACTGTTTCAGTTGTTTTGATACTATCAATTTTTAAATATCCGTTTGCTACAACATTACGAGTAGGAGTATAACCTAAAAATTCAGCAATACGGAGAGCACTGTCTCGACGTTCTGCTGTACTTAAATAATTCTCACGTGAGTTAAGGTCATTACGGAATGCTAAGTTATGACCCATAAATGCCATAAGTTCAATTAAACTTGTAAACTCACTTGAACTAATCCAGTCATTGTAGTTTTCTGGGTAGTTAGTATCAATATACTCTACCATTGCATTTTTGATAGTATCAAAGTCGTATGCTTGGAAGTTTGCTTGCGCAAAACTTTCATACACTACACTAAAATCTTCAGCTGCAAATAAACTGCTCTGTCTTGCGCCCTGTGCCATTATTCTGTCTCACTTGTATATGTTAAATATAGTTCTTCTGCTGTACCAGTGTCATCATAGATAACTCTTATGCGTATATCAAGTTGATGTTCTACTGGTTTAGTTAAATTTAAATCTTCAAAGATCCATCTTGGATCACTATTAATAATATTTTCTACATCATTCCTAGCAAGCATTTCTGTTCTTGCATCCAGTGGATCAAATACTAACTCATGCAATATCGATCCAAATTCTGGATTCATTACACGCTCTCCACGACGAGTATAAAAGTGATTCATCAAGTCACGAAGTGCTAAGTCCTTGTCAGTAAGAACTGTATTAATCGTATTCTTGTCAATTGTGCTGTATCCAATGTATGTAACCATACTGATATTTATAGCAAAATTAACTGCTACTTTTTAGATTTTAGTAGTAAATCGAACAATATCGCCAGCATTCAGTGATTTAGTTATAGTAATAACATTATTAAGTAAAGTAAAGTCAAAATAATGCTGAATTACGTTACCATTTACTTCTACTGTAAGTTTTTCTACTGGTTCCATACTAGGACTATCTGCTATTGTAAAGACATTAGTGTTACTATACGTAAAGTTTTCAACAACAGTTGTTTGGTCATACTGTTTAATAATATCTCGCTTAATGCCTTCAGGAATGTTGGGTAAAAATTTCTGTGTTTCAGCATAGTATGCAAAGCGAGCTCGTTCTAATTCACTAACACCCAGCGCATTGATTTCGTTTTTATCACGCATCTCAAATATGCCATTTTGACGCATCCAAATTCTTGTTTTTGCTTTTCCATAGTCAGATAGTTTAATTATACTACTGGCATTACTACAAAACTTCCTATTAAAGTTACTACGTTTAATCATACTAGCAACAGTGTCCCAATCTTTGTTAACTATATAATCACGTAATTCATATTGTCCTTCAAATGAAGTCACTGCTAACACGTTTCCATTAATAATGTAGTATAGCATTAGGCCATCAAATACTGGCTGTGATATTGTTTTAATGTTAAAACTACTCAGTTGTTTAATAAGAATACGCTGGCGTTTTTGAAAATCTTGATTCCATATGTTAAATGCTTCTTGCTCAGTAATGCCACGACTAGCGTTTCCAATGTCATATCCAAAACCATCATAACCGCTGTAGCGTCCCATATTAAGAGCTAATAGTTTTAACTTTTCACTTGCGCTAATGTTATCAATATCAAATTGAGTATCCAACGCATCTTGATCCTTAACTATAAATTCATCCCATGAAGTTTTAAATTTATCATTTATCTTAGATAGTATTGTCATCGAGCACGGTTCCTATCACGTCTATCAGTAGAAGTAGGAGGCGTAGTACTAGCCTTTACATTACTTAAATCATAATCAGTAGTAGATTGTGAATTTGCTGGTGCTTGAGCAGCTACTTTACTTCCTTGGGCACTGTGTCCACCCCAAGGTTCATGCTCTGGTACTCTTGGGTTAATGCTTTCTTTTACACTACGGTTTACACTTAAACTTCCACTTGTTGGTCCTACAGCACCTAATGCTTTTGGCCCGTTTAAGTCTAACATACCCTCAGTACTAATTCTACCAAAGCCTGCAGCTTTGAGTTGTAGGTTTAAGTCAGTTGTTAGACGTATATCTTTATTTGCTTTAAGTTGTATTGGTCCAGTTGCAGTTTCTGCTTGTATTCCTGCGGCACCTCTGGCTTTAATATTAAACGTATCTGCATCCATATTAATATCTCCGCCAGCATAAAAGTTAAAATCTTCTTCTGCGTGATAACTTACACTACCAGCCGCATATACATCAACATTTCCATCACTATCCATCTGCATCCAACTAGTACCTTTTTGGTTTGTTATATAAACAATACCAGCACTGTCATTAAACAGCATCTGCGCACCACCACCACTGCGTAAACGTACTAAGTTATCCATTCCTTCTTCACGGGATTGGTCTGGTACATAATTTTCATCGTCTCTAAGAGCAACAGTACCATCATCCATTACAAAACTGTGTCCTGCAGGTGTTAAAAATCCTGCTACGTTACTTGGTGATTCTCTCCTGCCGCCACTACTACCAACACCACGTATTGGATCTAGTCCTGTTCCTTGTTCAGCAACTGCATTTGCAACTGGATGTCTTGGTCTTATATTTTGGTCTTGATTTCCGGGATCAATACTTGGTCCAATATCTCCATTATCTATTTGTGATGCTGGTAGTCCTGGTACACTACTATTTTTTCCTGCTGGTGCTAAAACGCCTAACATATACCCAACACTATCAGTCTCAGTAAATGCAACTAGCACTTCGGTGTGTATTGCTGGTGGAGGGAACGTTGCGCCATATGTAACTGTGGCGTTGTCTCCACCAATTGATCCACCAAATGGACTCATTGTTCTTATTTTAGAGGATTTATGTCGATCTTTTCTTGTATTAGTATTTGGTCTTCTTTGACTACCAACTATGTCAACCCAAATATGACCCTGGTAATCAGGGTCAGCATTATCTATTACTACGGCAACAAATACACCAGACTGCCCTGCTATTCCATTAAGACTTTGACTATAGCTGTTAGGTGTATTATGTGATCTATAATCATTTCCTGTAAATCTGTGATTAGCCAACTATAACTCCTCTATTCAATTGATCAAATAATTGTGATGCATTTATCATTGGATCTCTAAATGCTTGCAACAACATTTTAAA